AACAGCGGTATGTGCAGCAAGTCTTTGGGGTCCATCGGCCGCCCCCACCAGTACCAGCGCGGGTCCACATAAGAACCCGGCCCTTCGATCGCCCGGTCCATGGTGACCACGTTCATCGGGTTGAGCCACTCGATCATGGTGGGCAGGTTGGTGTAGTCGCGTTGGGTCATCAAACCGATGCCGTCGCCCTGCAACGCCATGGACACCACGGCGCGGTGCAACCAATCCACAAGGGTGCCATGAATGGACGGATTGGCGAACAGCGACGGCGTCGGCTGACGCACCGCAAGGTCACCCTCCTGGGCCGGGCCGCTGCCGCCTTTGGCCAGCTTGTACAGACCCAGCCCGGGAGCCATGGCGGCGATGTTGTCGGCCAAAAAACGGACGGCGCCCCACACGGGCACCATCCGCATGGCGTGCTCGGGGTTCATCGACTCCCACGGGGTCGGGCCGCCGCCACCCCACCCGCCGCCGCCGGAACCCCACGGCATGGACCGCGACTCGACGCGTTTCCCGAACGGCCAAATCCGCATTTAGAGCACCGAACCGAGCAGATCATAGGGCAGGTCGACCGGCAGCAAACCCCACCGATGGAACGCCGCAGCCGCCGCCACCAACGGCGAAATGTCCACCTTCTGGTCAATATCCCAGGTCTCGCTGGCGCCCATCCTGCGCAGCCGCGCCTCAGCGACCGCCCGGTCCAGCTCCGGCTGCCCGCCATGCTCCACGGTCCCGTCGTTGATCGCGGCAAGAAACGCCGAACACGACGCCGCCACATCAGTCCCGGTGAGTTTTTTCACCTCGATGCTTTCACGCATTAATTCCGATTCCAGGCCGCGCGCCTCGCCCGGAGTCAGCGCCACCTCAGCGATATCACGTGCCACGATCAAATCGGCCACCATGTGCGCAACCCAGCCAGTGCCATCGCCGCTGAAAACCACCACAAGCGTCTTACCCTCAGCCGCTGCGGCGCCGGCCACCGCGATCGATGCTGCCGACCGATGCGGCGACACATTGATCACCAGGACCACCCGGGTCGGTGGGGCAGCATTCCTGTTCTCCAAGCCGCCCTCGCTGACGGGAGTCGTCCAACGGACCACGTCGATTGCGACAGGGTTATGCAAAGGCACCGGCTGGTTCAGCCAGAACCGCCGAAACTCGGCCTCCGTCGCCTGCGGATCATCCCAATAATCGGCGATCGCCGACAGATTCATCCACGACGCCGCCGGCCCATACGCCTCCCGCAGCGCCTCAAGCCGCTCCGACCGTTTACCTAAATCCCAGTGCTCCGATGCCTGCCGATGATCGAACAGCAACGTCGCCGCCGATGCCGAGCGCGCATACGCGTGGGTCCCCTCCGCGACCGACCGCTCCCCCTCCGCATACATCGTCGACGTCTCCAACATCCAGCCCGACGACTCTTTACGTTTCAGCAGGTTACGCAGCATCGTCTGATGCATCTTCCCCAACTTGAACGCCCCAGTCACCGGTGGAATCCACAGGTGCGTCTCATCGCTGACGATGAACGTCGACTTCGCGCCATCATTGGATTCGTTCGACGCCGACACCGGCTCAATAAACCCACGCCGATCGGGCAGATTGATTCGGGTCAACCCCACATCCAAGCGGCCGTACCGCTCCAAAAGTTCCAGCGAGCAGGTGTCCGGGTGCAGCATGTAATACACGGCGTCATACGTGTTGCCTGCCTGGCCTTCCTCCGTCGCCACATTGATGATCTCGGCGTACACCAGCGGCTTGCCGACCGGCTCCCCCGCCTCGAACTCATATCCCGAGTCCGACACCTCGCCGGGTTGAGCCCAGTGATCGAAGCGGCATTCCCCCAACGCCTCGAAGCACTCAAGCATCGCCGCGAACCCCGATTTGTTGCGGCCTTTGGCCCGGGACAGGAACGCCCGCCGAATCTTCCGGTTGCCGCGGGCATCGAGCTCGTAAGCGTCCAGCGTGAAGTTGGCTAACTCGTCGTCAAGTTCGATGCGCTTGCCCTGCACATCGCCCGGCCCGTGAACCAGGAAGTGCTCAATCCAGTCGATCGCGTAAAGCCCCAGCGACCGAAATTTACGTCTTCCCATCGCCGACCGCCCGCAACAGCCGCGCCCGGCGGGCCTGCGCCGACTTCGTCCGCAACCGCGTCGGCGCCACCTCCGAATCGGGGTCACCCACCGCAAACTTCAATCTCATACGATCCTCCGGGGTCGCCCCGAACTTCGCCGCCCGCAACCGCAACTCCGCCGCCACCGACCGATCCCCCAACCAAAACTCCGCATGCAACACAGCGGTGTCAATCAGAAACACCCAATCGGTGTCGGTGAACGTCGACGCCTGCGCACTAACGCGCCAGGTCTCCCACCATTGCAGCGTCGCCGCCGGCCACTCATGACTGTCCGGCAGCTCGGGGCCGTGTTTCTTTCCGTCGGCCGTAATGACCTTGATGGGTTCAGTTTTGTTGCGGCGCCTCAGTTGGCTGGGGTCTTTGGGTGGGAAGCCACGTCCTGGCATGTGTGAGTTCCTTTGCGCGACAACAGGTTTAGGTTTGTTGAATAGTGGGTGCGTTAAAAAATTGGCAGTGTTGAAATTTTTGGTGTGTTGTACGATTTGCGACACGCCAGACCCAGAGGTCGCGCTAGGTGGCTACCGTCAAAAAAACGGGATGGGTGTCATTCCTGCAGGTCAGGGGGTTATTGGAGGGTTGAAATAGTAGACGCAGCAAACCGTGTCGCCTACCTGCGGTGATGCGCTATTTGTATAAAGATAGAATCTATTGTTGCAATGATAGCGATGAAAGCTAGCGTGTGGGTTGTATGGCGGCTGCGTGTGCAATAGCGGGTGTGTTGAAGAACGCGGCGGCGGGTGCTGGTTTGCGTTGTGCTGCAATGTGTCTGCGTGCGCGGCGTTCTGCGCGTTCCTTTTTTGCGCGTTCGTCAAGCTGCTGTGGGGTGCAGTTGCGTAGCTTGTGTAGCTGTGAGATGGGTGTGTCTTGGCGCCGGTCGTTGCATTTCTTGCAGGCGCCGCGGACGTTTGATGGGTTGAGTGCGAGGTCGGGGCGGGTGCTGACGGGGATGACGTGGTCGGCGGTTGTTGATCGTTGGGTGCATCCGGGGAGTTGTAGCCAGCAGGTTGGTTGTTGGGCGATGGTTTGTTTGGCGAGGACGGTCCAGGCGTGGGTTGAGCGGATCTTGCGCGGGTCCGTGATCACCGCATCACCAGTTCGCCGCATCGGCGGCATTGACCAAGCGCGCGAATGGTCGGCCAAGGGGCAGATATAGCACCGGACCGACCTGTGTCTGCACTGGTTCGCCGGTGGGGTTTCCACTTATGTCCAGTGGTGTGGTGTTGCGGTCAATGTCCATCCGCCGTGGTTGTTGGTGGTGATGTCGATGCGGATGGGCGTGGTGAGGATGTAGTTCTTGAGGGTGACCATGGCGGCTTCCATCCACGGCACGCGTTTGGTGCCGGGTTTGAGCATGTTGCCGAGGGCTTCGGGCGGGTGTTCTTGCCAGTGGTCGAGTGGGTCGTCGAGGAGGGTTTGGCCGTTGAGGGTGATCGTGGTGTGCGGCATCAGTTCATCACGATGATTCTGTAGCTAGCGGCGAAGTCCATTGCCTCGCGCCAGGTCGCGAAGTGTTGGGCGGGTGTAGCGAGGTTGTAAACGATCCATGGCTTCTCAAACGGGGCCGTCGTGCTGAAGAGTGGTTGGATCTTCCTGACGAGCACGCGGTTGCTAACGCTGCGGTTGCTAACGCTGTTGAATGCCATCGGTGGCCTTGGTCTTTCGGATGATGATGAGGTCGTAGCGGTAGGTGATGGATTCGACACCGATCCACCATTGGCGTTCGTCGATGAATATTTTGAAGTATCGGTTCAGCTCTTGGATGGCGTTGCTGCTGTGGGTGTCTTCGATGATGTAGTGGCCGCCAGGCTTAAGCATCGGGAACAGAATTTCGTAGCTGGCGAGGATTTTCTGGGGGTTGTGGCCGGCGTCGTCGATGATGATGTGGTAGTCGCCGTGCAGCTGGTGGATTTTGGTGAGCTTGTCGACGTCGGTTTGGTCGGTGTCGGGGTAGAGGTGGACGCTGTCGTGGTCGGTTTTGGGGAGGTAGTGGCCGATGTCGATCATGATGATTCGGCGGTCGGGGTGGGTGAAGTATTCGGCCCACGTTTTGGCGCTGGCGCCTTCGAGGTAGCCGAGTTCGAGGAGGGTGATGGGTTGGTGTCGTAGTGGGGTGAACAGTTGGTCGTAGTGGGGGGTGTAGTTGTGGCCGGTGGAGTTTTTGTCCGTTGAATGCTTCAGTGCCAGCTCGTCGAGGGTAGGCAGTGGCATTGTGCGGTCTCTTATCGCGTCCAGTTCGTTGTCGGTGATGTGGAGGTTTCGTTTCAGCGCGGCGAGGATTGGGGCGTCGAACGGGTTTTTGCTCTCTAGTGGCGGCATTGTGCGGCTTCTGTGAGAGCGGCTAGCTGGGCGGCGTGTAGGCGGATGTGTGGTCGTGCGGCGATCTCGAGGACCGGCTGCCCGTGCGGGCAGTAGATGGCGACTGTAGGGCCGGTGTAGGGCTCGGCCGCGGTCTCGCGTAGCTGGTCGAGTTCGGTTGTGGGTATCAGGGTGAGGTGGCCTTCGGTTTCGAGGAGATGCACGATGGCTTCGGCGAGCAGGCGGGTGGTGGTTTGGACTTGTTGGGCGAGTTGGGGTGGCATTCCGGTGGTGCGGAAGGGGAGGGGGATGGTGGTGGGGGGTTGTTTCTGCTCGGGGTTGCCGGGGTGGGTGAGTCCTTTTCCGGTGAGTGCGTTGGTGATGATGTCGGCGGCGTGTGACGAGACCTGGCCGTTGGTGGGCGCGCTCATGGGTAGATTTCTGGGATCTGAAATTGCTTGAACAACTCAGGATCTAATCCGGTTGCCCAGCAGATTGCGTCCTGTACCGCGTTGAGGGCTATGCCGATTGCTTCCGCTGTTTCGATGTCGCCGGTTTCTGCGAGGACGGTGAGTTCGAGGTCGTCACGTTCATTCATGTGGGTATCACTTGTGCCCCCAGGCTGACACGGTGCGCCGGATGACGCACTCGCCCTCTGCGGGATCGCCGAGAGCATCCGTCAACGCTTCCAGCGACTCATAACCGGCTGTGTATCTGCCCGGCCCGAGTGTGTCGCCAGCAGGCCAGTACAGCCACTCTGTACGCCAGCGGTCACTATTCACGCGTCCCCCTGCGATGCCGTCGGCACGATCGTGCTGGGGGGGATTTTGGGCGCACTGAAGGCACCAAGGCTGAGGATAGCATGGGTGAATTACAAACATGGGATTACCAGGTTGGGCTCACGTCGGACAGGGCGTGTGGTCAGACTGTCGCCGCATATGAGATGCGGTCGGTGTGGGCAGCTACATGCCGCTTCTCACGTTGTGGGTTTTTCCGATTGGTTTTGGAGTATTGGCGCCGACGTTTGAGCGATTTTTCCTTGGTTGGGGGGATGATTGGATATTGCCCAGGAACGATCGCTTCGCGGTCACCGCGGTCGAACGGTTCGATGACGTTTGCGTGGATTGATTTTGGGCATAGGAACCGCAGGATTGGTCCGATACCGTAGTCAACCCAAGCTGTGGTGCGGTAGAAATACACCGATTTCGCGCCGAGGCGCGAGCCAGCTTGGGCCATGACGCACGCCGCGCCGTTGCCGTGCGCCTGGGCGTCACACGCCACGGCGATGTCGGTCTCGGTGACTATCAAGTGAAGCGGTTCTAGGGCGTCGCCATATCCCCGTTCGGCGGCTGCGTCTTTCACGAATTGAGGTAGTCCGTTATGTGGTGCTTTGTAGGTGATTTCTTTCGAGTTGAATTTCGGGTGTCGGTATTTTGCAGACATTTTCGGGTTCCTTACGGGTTTGTTGCGGTTGGGTTTTCGACTTCCTTGGGCCAGCGCCTCATTCGCCTTAGTTGGTCCCAACGGACGCGGTAAACCGCGATTGTGACGTTATGGCGGTTACGTAGCACGACGTAAGCGCGGTCGTCGTGGAAAGTGAGACCACTGTGGGTGTCGGATACATCTCTTATGCGGCTGTCCGGTTGCCGAAGGTAGGCCAGGAGCGCGCGCTTGGTTAGTGATTCGTCGGTACCGCGGATGGTGTAGGTCGGTTTGGGGTTTGGCACGAACATAAACCCTACTTAGAGAAGTACGGATTAACAAGTAAGGGTTCATGCGATGACGCCTTCTGGTTGACGGTAGCCGAGGATCCGGCCCAGGAACATGAGTTCGTCGGGTCCCCAACAATCGTGGCAATGAAGGCAGGTAGCGCCCGTTTCGGCGGTGACGGCGAGGGCTCTGGTGCGGATGCGTTGCCCGTCATCGGTGAGGCGGTAGGCGTGGTCGGCGCCGCAGCGCGGGCACGGGTCGGGCAGGAAGATGGGTTTGATGGCGAAGAGGTCGTCGACGGCTTTAGCGAAGTTGGCGAGTTGGTTGGCGATGGTGGTGAGGGCGGGGCAGTCTTGGGGTCGCCAGGGTTGGATGGCGAGTTGTTGGATTCGGCTGATGGTGGGGTGTTCGGGGTATTGGGCGATGTAGAGGGTTTCGCGGTTGGGTGGGGCTGGCCATTGGTGTTGGAGGTGGCCGGCGCTGGCGTCGATGGCGATCAGCAATTTCAAAGCGTCTACCCAGGCTGGTATGACGCTGGATGGGACGGTGCGGGTGTTGGTGTGGTGGCGGGCGCTGTACAGCGCTTGGCGTAGTTGGGTGTAGCGGGAGGGGATGGGGCCTGCCGGGTCTATGCGTGGGCCGGTCAAATCGTGGGCGGCGTCTTGGAGGGCGCACAGGGCGGCGGGTAGGTTGCCGTCGTTGTGCTGGGCGGCCTGTTTCTGGCCGCTCTTGGCGCGCTGGGCGCGTTTTTGGGCCTTCGTGGTAGTCCGGTTGCTTGGGGTCATTTCGTCACGGCTTCCGTCACGGCCACCGAGTGGCCGGTTTTGCGTGCGAGTTCAAGGCGGGCGTGGCGGCGCCCGTTGTGGTGTTTCGACGGCAACCACACCCCGGCGTAAACCCCGCTGGTGACGTCTTCGCCTAGCGCGTATTGGGCGCAGTCGGCGATGACGGGGCAGCGGTGGCAGACGGCGCGCAGCGCGTGTAGCAGGGCTTGGTTGGGTCGTGTTTCGGTGGTCCAAGCCG